ACTCTAGTATTAAGATTATTTAGAGATGATTATCATAATCAAGTTAATCAAGGAGCTACAGAATACATAGCTCCTCAACATGTAAAAGATTACTTGGACAGTATAAAACCTTGGTAAGCTTTAGATTGGCCTTGCCTAAGTTATTTGTTAACTTCAACCCTGATGTTTTGGTTAATAGAGACAGAAGAGAAGCTAAGAGAGTTTAGGGAGAAAAAGTTTAAGAAAGTATTTGTAGAAATTATTTCCTTAAATAATAAAATTCATCCTACACAAAATGATATTTCTTGTCTCTATATTAGGGAAATAGATGACACTAAAGGATATTTAATATCTATTAACCATAACGATTCCCTTCCTATAGATATACAATCTACCTACCAACTACTCCAGGAATATGAGGAGATATTTGTTAGGGATAAGAAGGAATTTTTACATTATTTTATATTGAGGCAATTGAGTGACCTACACTTCATCTCGCCTACAGATATACAAGTATCACTTCCTGTCTATGATCATTTCTATAAACAATATTCCAACATAGGTAACATTAATTCTATAATTCCTATAGTTAAACATTATGAATATTGTGAATTACTATTTTCTCAGGTAAAACATATTTTTAACCTTGAGAAACCTCAATACTTTAATTTTTACAACAATAAGGCAACTTTAGTATTTTGGTGGATTGAACAAGAGGGTATTAAAGTAGATCCTGTTTTATTTAAGGAACATTTTGGGATTGAAGTAGACAAAACTTATACTCAATTTAACCTTAAAACAACTACAACTCGCCCTTCAAATAGTTTTAATAATATTAACTATGCTGCCTTAGATAAAAAATCAGGTTGTAGAAATGCTTTTATAGCAGAAAATGATTTTCTACTTGAAATAGACATTAGTGCTTATCATCCTACTCTAATAGCCCAAATGGTTGATTATGAGTTTGACAATGATGATATCCATCAGTCATTTGCAGATATGTACGGAGTAGATTATCAAACATCCAAAGAACTTACATTCAAACAACTATATGGAGGAGTATTTGAGGAATATAAAGAGTTAGAGTTCTTTAAAAAAGTAGATAAGTATTTAGAAGATTTAGCTAATAAAGAAGAAATAGTTTGTAAGTCTGGATATGTCTTTAAAAATGATGGAGTCAAAAAACAAAAACTATTAAATTATATACTCCAGAATACAGAAACATATTATAATGTTCTTATTTTAGAGGAAATTATTAAAATACTTAAAAGTAAAAATACCAAAATTATTCATTATACTTACGATTCATTTCTACTAGATGTAGATAAAAGCGAAAAGGAAGTAGTTAAGACTATTCTAGGAGTGTTTAATATTTATGGTTTTAAAACCAAAATGTCTTGGGGGACTAAATACGGTTCTCTAGAGTCCGTATAATATGTATTCCCGGATATTAATTACACCATTTCCTAGATAAGACTATAATTAAATGAATAATAAATTATTTTGCACTTTTACTACGTTGGACGATTTAGAGGGCCTAGTGCAAGAAATACAAGACACATATGATATACTCTATAATAAGATTTTTATTTTATATATAAAAAGTAATGATGAATATGTTTGTACATACAATGTTGACCCAGTTAGTATGGGAGATGTATTACCTAACACTATACTAGTTCATAGAAAAAAAGAATCTAATACTCTTTATACAATAAACGCGTTAAATGAGTTAATAAAACGATTGAATGGGGGAGTTGTTGATATTTATTATAAGGTGAATTGGCAACATTATAAAAACACTATTTTGCTAACTCAACATAATGAATTAAAACAATTAAAAACTAAAATACACCAAATAATAGAATTATGAATTATTTTGACTTAAGAAAATTTTTGGCTGAAGGAGGTATCAAAGCTAAATTAAAAGAAAACTTCTTTGAAGAAGAACTTCAAAATGAAGGAGAAGACAAAGACATAGAAAAAGTAGCTAAACTCTTTCTAGAAGAAGGAGATGAAGAGGATGATGAAATGGATAGTCCTGATTATGAAGACACATACGGCGCTAATGTATATCCTTTTGTAACTGATAAGGAAGAGCAAGCGGCTCGTAAAATGCGTAAACTAGGTCTAGAAGAAATGGCTAGAACTTCAAATACGTTTAGCCTTAAAAAAGACGCCAGTGTTTCTGATATTAGATCTTTCATGACTAAAGTCAATAATCTTCTTAAGACATACAAATCCAAAGGTCAGAAAAAACCTAAGAGCAGATTTACAGACGCCGACATGGATAGATTATCTGATGTTTTAAAAAAAGAAAACTTTACTTCTAAAGATGTGTTAGATGCTATTGAAGCTTGGAACAACTCAGCCCAAGCTAATACTTTTATAAAAACTCTTCAAGACAAAGGATATATTGGTATTACATCTGAACTTAAGAAATTCAGTAAGCCTGAAAGAGATCCTAATGCTCCTGAGACAAGAGGTAGAAAGAAAAAAGTAAAGGATGAAGAAGGAGATACTAAGAAAAAAGATAAAGAACCAACAGATGACCAAATTAGAAAAGCAGCTAAAAAAGCTGGTTTAGATGAAGGTTTATCTCAAAACGATACTTTTTTAGATAATCTCTTAAAAAAAAAACCTTTAACTGAAATTCAATCTGAAGAAGAAGTTGCTAACTTGTTGGATGATTTTTATGAAGAAAAAATAAATTTCTATCCTAATGTTGAAACATTTGCTGATGAAGTTAGAACAGCTTTAGATGCTATAGTAATGAAGTATAGCACAGACGTTGATATGTAAAAAAACATATTTTTTATAAAAAAGAAAAGGCCAACTTAGTTTGGCCTTTTTTATCATAGTTATTATCTTTAAAGGAAAAAAGTTACATTATGGATTTAAACGCAATTAAAAACAAGTTGAGTTCCCTTCAACAACAAAAAACTAAGGGAGGTGGGACTGATAAGAACATTTTTTGGAAACCAAGTGTTGGTAAACAAGTGATTCGTATTGTCCCTAGTAAGTTTAATAAGGCTAATCCCTTTACTGAAGTGTATTTTCACTATGGGATTGGTACTCGTACTATTTTGTCTCCAATTAATTATGGAGAGAAAGATCCAATTGTAGAATTTGCTAAACAGCTTCGTAAGACCAATGATAAAGAAAATTGGCGTTTGGCTAAAAAATTGGATCCTAAAATGAGAGTTTTTGCACCTGTAATTGTTCGAGGTGAAGAACATGAAGGTGTAAAATTGTGGCAATTTGGTAAGGAGTTGTATCTTGAAATGTTGAGTATGGCTGATGATGATGATATTGGTGATTACACTGATATTATGTCTGGTCGTGACATTACTGTAGATACAATTGGACCTGAGTCAACAGGTACTGCTTATAACAAATCATCAGTTAGAGTTCGTACTAAACAAACTCCACTTTCTGAAAACAGTAATGAAGTTGAAAAGTGGTTGGATGATCAAAAGAATCCAATTGATATGTTTAAGAAGTACACTTTTGATGAAATTAAAGATTTCCTTCAAGAATTTTTGAGCCCTGAAGATGAGGCTAAAGAAGGAGATATTATTGATGATGAAACAACAGAGGATGAGAGTGATCTCCCTTTCGATAAAGGGGTGTCCCAAACAAATTACAATTTGAAGGCGCCCCTAAAACAAAATAAACTTGATAAATTTGATGAACTCTTCAGCTAATGGCACGAAAAAAATCACTAACTGAAGCAGTATCTTCAGAATTACAATCAGGATTTGACTTGAATAAATTTAAGGAAAAAAAACTCCTTAAATCAAATGTCAAATTCAAAGATCAGGCTTGGATTCCTCTTTCAACAGCTTTCCAAGATGTAACTTCAATTCCTGGTATCCCTATGGGTCATATTACTCTACTTAGGGGTCACTCTGATACAGGCAAGACAACCGCTTTAATTGAAGCGGCTGTCTCTGCCCAAAAGAGAAAAGTACTCCCAGTGTTTATCATCACTGAGATGAAATGGAACTGGGATCATGCTATGCAAATGGGACTTGAAGTTAATCTTAAAGTAGATGAAGAAACAGGTGAAATTAATGATTATGAAGGTTTCTTTATTTATGCTGACAGAGGATCATTGAATACTATTGAGGATGTAGCTGCTTTTATTTTGGATTTAGTAGATGAACAAAAGAAGGGTAACCTACCTTATGACTTATTATTCCTTTGGGATTCTATTGGATCTGTTCCTTGTGACCTATCTGTGAGATCTAATAAGAATAATAATGAATGGAATGCTGGTGCTATGAGTACTCAGTTTGGTAATAATGTTAACCAAAAAATTCTATTGTCACGAAAAGAATCATCACCATATACTAATACATTAGTTTGTATTAATAAAGTATGGACTGCTAAAGCTGAAACACCTATGAGTCAACCAAAATTGATGAATAAAGGTGGTTGGGCTATGTGGTTTGACGCTACTTTTGTAGTAACATTTGGTAATGTTTCTAATGCTGGTACATCTAAAATTAAAGCTATTAAAGACGGTAAACAGGTAGAATTTGCTAAACGCACTAATCTTCAAATTGATAAAAACCATATTAATGGTATTACTACTAAAGGTAGAATTATTATGACACCTCATGGTTTTATCAATGATGATGAAAAAGAACTTAAAGCTTATAAAGACAGTCACTCAAAGGAGTGGAGTCAATTGTTAGGAGGTATGGATTTTAATATCATTGAAGAAGATTCTGATGATATTCAAGATATAACTTCTTACACTCAAGAACCAGAATAAAATGGGTAAAAAAGAGTACCTTGAAATGCTCAATAAAATTGAGCAAGGGGATGATTCCCCCCAACTTAATAGACACGATAGAGTCTTGGTTATAGATGGTTTAAATTTATTTTTAAGGAATTTTGCAGTTTTAAATTTTGTAAACGAAGAAGGTACTCATATTGGGGGTTTAGCTGGATTTTTGAGATCTTTAGGTTCGCTTATTAAGCAGATTCAACCAACATCTGTTTACATTATATTCGACGGGGTAGGTTCTTCCACTAACAGGAAGAACTTACTCCCCGAGTATAAATCAGGTAGAAATGTTAGAATTACTAATTGGGACATATTCCAAAATCTTGATGACGAACATGATTCAAAAATAGACCAAATAATACGTCTAATCCAGTATCTAAAATGCCTACCTGTTAAAGTCATATCAATCGATAAGTCTGAAGCAGATGATGTTATTTCCCACTTATCTACAACTTTAGATACTAAATATAATTCTAGAGTTGTAATAGTATCAAGTGATAAAGATTTTCTTCAATTAGTTAATGACAATATTACAGTCTATAGACCTATAGAAAGGGATTTTTATGATATTAAAACTGTGATTGATAAGTTTGGTGTACCACCTCATAATTTTATTTTTTATAAAACTTTAGTTGGGGATAGTTCAGATAAAGTATCAGGTGTAAAAGGTATTGGAAGTAAAAGTGTTCTTAAAAAATTCCCTGAATTAGCAGGAGATAGAATAGAACTTCAAGATATATATGATCTAAGTGTAAAAAGACTAAAGGAGGGAGTAGCTTACGCTCGAATCCTCCATGATTGGACTAGTGTTGAAAACCATTATAAAATTATGGACTTAGGTAATCCTCTTTTAGATGAAAAAGAAAAAGAGTTTATAAATAACAAAATTAAAGAAAAAATAGCTAGTTTACGCGTGTTAGATTTCTTAACTTTATATAATGAAGATGGGTTAAACCATATTATTAAAAATACTGAATTTTGGGTTAAAGACACTTTTGCTAATTTAAAGATTTATGACGCTTAACACTTTACAATCATACGGGACAGGTTTCCAAATCAAGGTACTGTCTTCATTGCTTACTCATAAAGAATTTCTCCAAAATATCCATGATGTTTTGAGTGATGAATACTTCGATAATCAAGCTCATTCTTGGATTGTTAATCAAATCTTAAATTATTATGATAAGTATCACACCACTCCTACAATGGAGGTGTTGAAAGTTGAAACTAAAAAAGTAACTAATGAAGTTCTTCAAGTATCAATTAAAGAACAATTAAGAGAAGCATACCAATCATCAGACACCGATTTAAAATATGTTGAAGAAGAATTTGCTAATTTTTGTAAAAACCAACAATTAAAGAAAGCACTTTTAAGTTCTGTAGATTTGTTAAATGCTGGTGATTATGACTCTATTAGAATATTAGTTGATAATGCTTTAAAAGCAGGTGGAGACAAAAACATAGGTCACGAATATAATAAAGATACTGAATCTCGATACCGAGAAGAAGCACGAGCTATAGTTCCAACACCTTGGGATAAGTTTAATGATATTATGCAGGGTGGATTGGGTAATGGAGATTTTGGTTTAATATTTGGTAATCCTGGAGGTGGTAAGTCTTGGACATTGGTAGCTTTAGGAGGATATGCTGTTAAATTAGGATTTAATGTTATACATTATACTTTAGAATTAAGTGAAGATTATGTTGGTAGAAGGTATGACGCTTA